AGCCAGCCACACTGATCCATTCGGCGCGCGGGATGCTGACCATGTGGTTTTTTCCGATTTCATCACACATCCGTCTTCCGAAAACATTTGTTCCGATATACCGTTCATCCCGTAAAATGCTGTTTACCGTATCCCTTGTCCAGAAATTGCTGTCACCGGCGCATATCCATGTGCGTGAACATCCTGCGACTTTTTTGTACTGCATTGGCGTTGGGACACAGTCTGCATTCAGTGCCCGTGCAATCTCTGTCGAGCTCTTTTTTTCCACAGCCATCCGGAATATCCGGCGTATAACCGCAGCCGCTTCCGGGTCAATAACCAGATGCTTTTTATCCTGCGGGTCTTTGACATACCCGTATGGTGCAAATGAATTGATGAACTCCCCACGTTCCGCCCGGAACCGTTTTGCTTCCCTCACTTTTCTGGAAATGTCACGGCTGTAAATATCATGGAACAGTGTCTTAAAAGATGTTTCCAGGCTGTCAGCCCCCGGCCCGCGGCTGCTGTCAAAATGGTCATTGACCGCTATAAAACGTATACCGAGGAAAGGGAATATGCGGGAAATGTAATTCCCAACTTCCAGATAGTCACGCCCAAAACGGGAGAGGTCTTTTACGAGTATGCACTGGATGGCCCCTTTCCTGGCCTGCTCCAGCATCTTTCTGACAGCAGGGCGGTCAAAATTTTTTCCGCTCCAGCCGTCATCACAAAATTCAAGGATGTCCGCATTTTCCAGTTCCGGCATCCGGCTTATGAACGATGTCAGCAGGCTGCGCTGGTTCGCGATGCTGTCCGATTCCGTTTTTGCGGAATGCCCGACATCCGAATCTTCACTGGAAATGCGCAGGTACATGGCTGCTTTCAGCTTTCCGGCAGATGTGCCGGTTCTTTCAGCATTTATCATGATGTGCTCCCCCTTCCGTCTCCAAGGCCTGCACGAGGTTCTGGAATTCATCCTGCCACCGGAGGCTGACGGAAATTCTTTTATCCGCATGGATCTCAATGCGTGATATCAGCGCATGTGCCATTTCTTCTGTAATTTCCGTTTCATCCCGGTATGCGGTGCATGCTTCCAGCCACGGGTTCCCATCCAGCTGCGCGGCCCGCGCACGTTTCTTTTCTTCCAGGCAGCCCAAAGCCTTTTCCGCCTGCTCGATCCGCATGCGGTAGTCCTGCTTCATCCGCATGTATTCCTGTTCCGTCAGGACTTTTTCATCCGCATACATCGGATAAAGGCTGTCATACAGCATCCGGAGCCGTTCCAGTTCTTTCCGGGCGTTTCCATACTCCTTTTCCAGGACTTTATTTTCCGTTTCCCAGCATCCAGACACACGGACAGCAGCCGCTTTCACAGATATTTCCACTGCCAAGCCGGCCTGTTTTTGCAGCAGTCCCTGCAGCGTATCCATCAGTGTATCCGCACGGACGCCTGTCACCCGGCAGGATTCCGTGTCATTTTCATGGGAAGGGCATATGTAGCTGTAATAACAGATTTTCTTTTTCCCACTGTCATAGACTGACCTTTTGTATGCCATTGCCTTCCCGCATTCTGCACAGAATATCTTTCCTTTATAAGGATAATTCTCCTCACTGCGTTCTTTCACTACTGAACCCGTCCTGAGATACTCCCTCTTGTTTTCTATGGCATCCTGCGCCTTCTGCCAGAGTTCCGGTGACACAATCGGCACATGGTCGTCCTCGATATACCATGCATCCACTTGGCCGCGATTCCGCACCAGTTTCCGTTCCTCGTTCACAAAGTGTTTATGCATGATATAGTCGCCTTTGTAGATTTCATTCTCCAACAGACGAAAAACCGTGGAATCAAGCCACTCTGCGCCCCCTGCCGTTTTTACACCGTTCCCATTCAGGAAACGCTTGATGGCGGCTGGTGTATATCCATCCGCCGCCATCTCATATATCTTTTTTACCCACTCTGCTTCTTCCTTGTCGGGAACAAACTCTCCTTCATCAGTCTTCTTATAGCCAAAGGATCGCTCCAAATACTGCACAGGTATTCCCCGTTCATATTTCCTCCGGTATGCCATTTTCGCCACGATGCTCCCGCTCTCGCTCTCTGCCTGTGCAAAGGCAGCGATAATGGTCAACATGAGTTCCCCCTCGCACGACAGCGTGTTGATGTTCTGTAGTTCAAAGAAAACACCGACATTCAGTTCCCGCAGCTCCCTCGTAGCCTCTAGAACAATGCTGGTATTCCTTGCAAACCTTGACACCGACTTTGTCAGGATAAGATTAATCTTCCCCGCTCTTGCATCAGAGAGCATCTGCTGGAAACCGGGACGCTTTTCCTTAAACCCTGATATTGCAAAATCACTGTACACCCCGGCATATTCATACTCCGGATTAGCCTGTATCAATTCCTTGTAATGATTGATTTGATTCTCCAGAGAATTCTCCTGCTCATCGGCATCTGTTGACACTCGGCAGTAGGCACATACTCTTAATTTCTCCTGACGATTCTTTCCACCCTCTATGATTTCAATCTGCACCGCCCTCCTCCTTTCCTTTTTTGCTACTCTATCTATCACTCTAAACACCAACTATAGCAAGCATTTTTTGACCTTTCATGTTACCATGCTTGGCGAAACCACAAAAAAGAAAGCCCGGACAGGATTATCCCATCCGAGCTTATGTACTGCTTCAAAGGCAGCAATGTTCTCCATGCGAAACAATATGATATGAACTTTTAATCATCATCCTCGTCAAACAGACTGCCGGAGTCTCCCATTGTCATATGAAGTTCTCCCGTGTCCATATCCATTGCCATGCCGCTTCCAAAGGACTGCATCAGATGCCCTTCGGAATCCATCATCATGTTATCCGACATTTTCATGAGAAAATCTCCATCTTCCATATCAAATATGCTACTCATAGTCTACCTCCAATTCTACAATCCTGTAACCGAAATTTTCTGCTTTACGCACCTGATACAGACTGTCGTCAATCCAAAATGTAATCCTGTCCCCTGCCTCGTCATTAGTCGCAATGTTTGTGCAGAGCAGATTGCTGACTGCATTACTGCCACCGAATGCCCTCGGCAGTATGTGGTGCAAATTCCAGCCGCAGTAAATCCTATCGCCGTTTTCGTAAATATAGAAATCAGGATTCCCATATCCGTCCCGGCACATCAGGTTCCCGTGGAAGTCCTCCGCATACAAGGCAGAACCATAACACATCTCCCACAGTTTCAAAGCGTTTTTCCTACATATTTTCATTACTGTCACCTCCTAACCTGACCAAAATAAAAAAGCCGTACGCTATGTATGTACAGGCTCAGCGGTCAGATATTGGGCTTTACACACATAGCAACCTAGACATATGCCTTGACATATATCTGAAGTAAATTATGGTGTAAAGCCGGGAAACAATAATTTACGCACCGAAGGTTTATCATTACTATCTCAAAGAATCACCCATGATTTCTGTCCTTTGATAGTTTCCGGGGTTTACATATACACTATACATTGCCAAGCGTCATTTCAGTTCCAATGTACGCCTGTGCTTTCAATCACAGCATGGTCTGTAAATCAAGCAGATTCGTTACATTGTAGAACTGCACTTATGCAATGTATTTACTCTATAAATTTATCACATAAACGGAAATTCTGCAAGCCTTAGTTTTATCAATAATGCCCGGACAGAAACTCCCCATCCGGGCATACGGCTTACTCCTCTTCCTGAATCTGCTCCAGAACTTCACGCAGCTTTTTCGGAATCGGCAGACCAATCCGGGAGGCATTTTCAAGAATCGAGATTCCTTCGTTAGAAAGATAGAAGAAAATGACCGCTGTCCTCAGTACGCCCCCATTCTGGATCACTCTTGTATCCACAATATTCGCCACTGCTACCAGACAAAATATCACAATCTTCTTAAAAATCCCCTTGAACCCCGTCTCACTGGAAAGTTTCTTCTGCAGGAGAGCCGACATCAGGCCTGTCAGATAGTCAATTACCACAAATACAATCAAGGCATATAAAAAGCCATCCCATCCTCCTAACACCGTCCCTAATGCACCCCCTAAAGCCGCAAACGCAAACTGCACTGAATTAAGCATGTCTTTCATATACGTTCTGATATTGTCAATATTGGTTGACACTTTTTTTACAAGGATATCAATACCTAAGCAGCAGCGTCCATGGATTCATAAT